GCCGTTGAGGCATTGCTTGTACCGCCAATATAAAATATAACGTGTATGGTTTTATAGGACAGCTTATAGAGTATTATCTTAGTTGTAAAACTACTCCACCCTGTTACTGTTGATGTACTGGCATAGTCTACCCATGCCTCATTACCTCCGTTTGCTGCTGGCAATAACCCCGATACGTCCGCAGTTAAATCTACCTTGCCCCAAAATGGGAATTGATTAACTCCACCCGATTTTAAAACATACCCCGTAACTGTGTCATTCAGATTTGCTACTGTGCTTGCTGTGTTTGAATAGAATAATTGCCCTGTTGCGGACGGCGCAAAGCCTAATCCTGTTGCACCAGTAGCCCCTGTTACCCCTGTACTGCCCGTTGCGCCGGTTGCCCCTGTCGCTCCGGTCGGGCCAGTTGCACCAGTTGCGCCTCCGCTTAGTGTGCTCCAATTGCCTTCGCCTGTTGTTGTGTTTACGCACATCCAAACCTCGCCACTATCTGCATTGGTAGGTATGTAAACTTTCTTATCGGCTTTAAAGTTGCCCTTAACGTTCATGTTCACGTTATAAGGTGTCCACGTTTGCGCCTTAGCTGATATCCCTATAATTAAAAATAATATGATTAATCTCATTTGAATACTTTTACTTTAAACACACCGGCGGCTGGGTCAAAGCCCACGCCGTCAAAATTATAACACTTAACGCTCACCGTATCTGTTGCGCTTACCCATGCCATAAATGCGCCGTGGTCGTTTACGCTGCTATTTGGTATGCCTAAACTTACCACATCCCCTAAAGCCGCTCCGGCTACTGTAATAGTTAGTGTTTCATGCCCGTTTGGTGCAATAGTGCCAAAATCAAGTGTTGCTGTATCGGATAATGCTAATACCTGCCAACTTGCATTACCGTTTGCATCGCTGGTTAAAAAGTAGCCTGCTGATTGAGTGCCGTCAACTAATCGAAAGTTACCCGCAATGTGTAGCTTTGCGGTTGGCTTAGTTATGCCAATACCTACATTAACACTGCTATTGCCCAATATCATTGCGTTATTAGTATCTACATAAGAAGCATAGCCAATAGCAACAGAATTAAATAGCCCTGTTGTTTTGCCGCCTGAACTATCACCTAAAAATATACAGTTGTTTGCAGTTGATATTGAATTTCCTGATTTATTGCCAATAGCTACATTGCTGCCACCGGTTGTTATTTCGTGCATAGCGTTGTATCCTAATGCTGTGTTTCTGTCACCACTCGATAAAGCCCCCAATGCCAATAAACCAATTGCTGTATTTCTGCGGGTTGTTGTAATTGATTGCAATGCAGCAACACCAATAGCAACATTTTCCCTACCACTTGTAAGGTTTTGTAATGCGCTTGCGCCAAATGCAACGTTTCCAATTGCAGAAGTTGTGCTGTACAGCGCGCGCATACCTAATGCTGTATTAACAGTACCAGTATCTATCCAGCCAGCAAATACACCAGCTACTTTAAATACAAGGTCTTGATTATCTGTCGTACCAATAAAGTTAGTACCCGCAGTTGTGCCAGCGTTGCCGGTTAAACTCCACTTGGTTGTGTCTTGCGCCGTTACGCCCCTGTTTATAAACCGCCTTAATTGCTCTAAAGTAATTCTACGCAAGGCTGGGCTTGTAGTTGATAACGGGCGTATCAGCATTTTGTCGGTAGCTAATACCGTGTCTATTGTTGGTAGTACATCAAAATTCTGCGCGGTTGCTGTAAAGCTAATTAGTAAAAATATTATGGTTAGTATTCTCATGTATTTTGTATTGGAGTTCCGTCTGTGTTGGTTAATATTACGTTATCGGTATTAAGCACGTATGTATCAGTTGCACATAAATCTGTAGTTGCGCCCAAAGTAAAGTTTAGTATAACGCCGGTATATGTGCCTGCCATTTGCCTGTAACTTGGCTCTGTACGTATGCCTGATATTTCTATTCCCTCTGTGTTTTCTAAATCATTTAAAAATATCTGTACAAGGTTTTGAGCGGAGGCAATAAGCAACTCCCTGTCTTCGTTTGTACTATCTGGTGCATCTTCAAAATAAAACCCCATTACTATAATCCAGCTTTCATAAAAGTGGTTAGCCATGCTTATGTTAGCGGTCATGGGATATAGCGCAATTTGGCAGTTAGGGCTATCAAATTCTAAGGACGCATCCCACCGCCTGCAATGCACAAATAACCCGTTTGGGTTTATCGTGTTGCACTCTGTACGAATAAGATTAACTACACCTAAGTAACTCATATTGCTATAATTCGTGTTTTAGCCTTTGGCTTACTGTCACAGGCATATTCATAAACCACACTATCAAACGTATAGTTAACGGCATCTAACCGCTCTTTTAGCTTCATAAGATACACATTCGCCTTATGTTCATTGTCTGCCATTAATTCGCCGCGCCCTTTGTCGCCCACATCGTTGCTTGTATCTTCATTGTTTACGCGAATGCCATACTGTGTTATGTTTCTGCCGTGATATAGCAAAAACCGGCAATAGGCTTTTAACACCATTAATGGCTTAACGTAGTCATTCCAAAATGCAACCAACTCCGGTTGTGTAACAGGGCTTTCAGTTAAGGCAAAAATTATGTCATCGGTCATGTTGTTACCGCTAACCTTTGCAGTAGGTAGCAATGGGTACACGTCTATTGTTTGAGCATCAAAGCAATGCACATCAACCTGCGGTGCTTTTATATTATCGCTCCACGGAACGTATGCTGAAAAATCATCTTTATCAATTAGTGCCATTGGTGTTGTTTTGTTGTAAAGGCGGTAATCCCAAGAATTTCTGCCTGCGTTCGTCCTGTGTCATATCCTGTAACAGCGCATCCGGCACATAACTAATAGGCATATACTCCGAAATTGTCCACTCATTAGCAGGGAAAAGCAATTTAAACGCCTCGCTTAATAGTCTTTGATAAGGGTTAACTACCTTATTTAATTCGGTAGCCGCGTTTGCAAGTGCCTGTTGGTTGCCTAATACGGATGCTTCGGAGTAACCCATCAACACAGGGTGAATACCCCACAACCGGCACACCGCACGTTCAACCACATCGCGCTTTTCGTTGCTGCTATCCAGTATTGCCTTAATATCCAAAGTCTGAATAGTGGTTGCCTCGTCTTTGGTACGGGCAAAAGTCAGCATACCTTTAAATCTGCCTGCTAAGTTTTCGGTGTTTTTTTCCTGTCCGGTAAACTTTTTAAATTCTTCACGGTAGTAGTCTGCCTCTGTATTGCCGCTTTCGTCCTTTGTAGTGTCGTCAATCTCACCACATACCGTAACTATTGCGCTTGGCATAAAGCCGTTTAAAGTCAACTCTAAATCCATTTTAGCTAACTCGCCGCTGGTGCGCACGTCCTCAATTTGTGCGTAATAATCCGGTATTGGGTAGTTTTGATTGTATGGTGTTTTTACATACACATAAAGCAACTCGCCGTTTTTATATTTTGGGTCTGCTATTTCTTCAAAAGTTAAATCGCGCGGTACAAATTCAGCTATATGTACATCCTTACTATTTTCAAGTTTAGGCTGTCCGTAGGTTTCATTTACCAAAAACCCGCCGCTTAGTTTTTTTCGCACACATTGCACCGGTATTGCTTCTACCGATGTTACTTTGCCGCCTGTACGTTTAACGTGAAAAGCCGCGCCCGAAAGCAAAGCCATATATAATGCTTGTTCTTGTAATAGCTGGTCTGCTGTTTGCCTGCCGTTTACCTGTAATTTTGCAGCAGCTTCATTAACAAACCCATCGCTGGCAATGTATTCAGCAAACTTTTTAGCCGAACGTGTAGCAACCCCGCTATCAGCTACAAAGGATATTAACTGATTTGGCAGGTTGTTATTCTTGCCGTAATTGTAAATGTCCTTGCTCTTATTTTCGTATTCAGGCACAAACGCATTTACAAACGGTGCAACTACCGATTTGGCTACCTTCCACAATTTGTTACGTCTGCTCATTTTCTTAAATCTTTATAGTCAACATATTGACCTTTTATAACTGAATGGCCTGCTTTATGCAAAACCAAATTTTCCTTTGTCTTAAAAACTTTGCCGTCAAACGCCGCGCACATTGCCCAATCTGCTGTTTTATTTTCCTTAGCTAACTGTTTTAATAGTGCCGGTATAAAATTGCTGTGCACAATATAACCATACGTTCCTGTAATAGCTTTAATCTTATACAGGTTGGCACTATAATTTTCTACTTCACCAACTACCCTACCCCCTAACCACAACGCACTAAAGTCTGCCGGTAATTCGCTAAAGCATTGTTGTAGTTTACTATCAAAGTCATCGCACAGTTCAAAATCATCTTCTAAAATGATAGTAACTTCATAGGGCGTTTGTAAAAGAACGTTGTAATGAGATTTGAGGCAGCCGATTTCAGCATTTGACAAAACACCCGAATTGCCGCCGCTTCCATCAACTGCTTCAAACCTTTCTATTTTTTCTCGCGTTTTGTATATTTCCTTTTCTGCTTCGGCTCGCCTGTCTTTGCTTCTGTCGAGGTTGATGTAGTAGCCGCCCCTACCTGAATAAATTTGTCCTCTGTTTTTTTTAAAGGATTTTTTTCGGGTTCTACTTCGCCGCCAACGTACTCTACCAAATGCGCGTATTTGCTGATACCCGATATTAAATCGCCGTATACATCGCTAAAGTTGTGCGCTCCTATTTCTGTTAATCTGCCGCTATGACGGATAATAACTTTCTTATCCTTACCTCCTAACCATTTGTAATTTACTGCTGCCATTTTTTGGGTGTTTATTTTTGATTTTAAATGTTTAATAGCGTCCTCTATGCAAACGCTGCAATTTGTTTTTAATTCTCTACCAAATACTAACCTATAAAAATAAAGCAGGGATGTTGTTTCACCCCTGCTTCGATTTTGTAAGTATGTTTCAATTTGGCGTTTAAGGTCGGGTGTTACCTGTGTTGCCATAGTCTATTACTCTAATCCTTCAAGGTAAGCGATATCATCGGCAAGCGTTGCGCCGAATTTACAAACCTTTGGTAGTGTATCTTGGCTACCTGAAAGGGTTACAGTAACCGCAGTTGAATCATTTAAGGCAGTACCAGTACCGCCGGTTAAAGCAGTAGGCAATAGGCCTGTTTCATAACCCCACATTTCAATCTGACCGCCCTCTGTCTGTACAAATACTAAAACTTCCTCTGTTTGGAAAAGGTTATCTATTGCGGCGCGTTCGTCTTGTGTATAGTAATACAGCACCATGTTTAACGCTTGGTTAATGGTGTTTGCGTTTTCGCCAACTTCACCAGTAAGTGTACCGTTGTGTTTCAGCTTACGACCTATAAAATATTTTATAGTAGTGGCTGGTGAGGTAGTAGGCAGGGTAATAGTATCAATATTGCCGTCAACATCCAGCGTTATTGTAGTGCCGTCATACGGTGCAACCCAAATTTTCTTTTTCAACCCGCCTTTTTTCTTTAGGGCTTCGCAGGTTGGGTCAAGGTTAGTTAATTGATTAGCGCAGTTAGTTGCCATTTTATTTTATGCTTATAATGTTAAAAGATAGGGCGGCTATCACACCGCCCTTTATGTTATTTAGCTGATACCAAACAATACGTTCAGGTCGCCGTATCCATATTGGTAGTCAATCAGAGCCGAACCGGTTACATAAACCTTATCTTCTTTTTTCTCATACCATTGCATACTGTTTTGGAAGCCTGTACCGTCCATCATTATAATGTGGTTAGTACCAACAGTCAGCACACCGCGGTAAGGGTCAACAGGTGTAGCAGGTGAACCACTCAAAAAGTCTGTTTCAAGACGCTCATCTATAATATCCAGTACTACAATCGGAATACCTAAGAACGCATTAACGTTCATGCCATCTGTAATGTAGCTGGTTTGTATGATACCGGCAGATGTTTGGGTTTTTTCTTGCAGGTAAGACAGGTAAGCATCGTACAGGGCGCGTGTCCATATCCACGTTTTACGGTTATTTGGTATGCCTTTAAGCATACGCGATTGTGAATCGTAAACCGATTTCATGGTAGTAAAGAAATCAGTAGTATCTACGTCACCTGCAACTATTGCGCCGAAATCAACAGTACCGTCATTGGCGGCTGCACCGGCAGAAAGTTTAGTAAATACACCGTCAAGGTTATCATAGTAATCATCGGCAGCGTGAGCGGTGTCACCCAAAAATACTATTGACAGCAAGTCGCGGTTGAACGCATAATTTTGCTGTGTAAGCATAAAGTCTATAACCTCGGCTGGCAGTTCACCACGTGCAGCGCCGTCCGGCAGGTTAGGGCCAAATAGTTTTTTAAGCAGTACAGTGTAACATTGCTCAACGTTGGCTTGCAGTTCTACAGGGTCAAGTGTCTTTTTAGTGAATGTTGCCATGTCACCTTTAAAAGACCAGCCACAGGCAGATTTTGCACCGGTTATTTTATCAACGTTATTGTTGAAGAAAATATCCTTTGGCATATTGCCAAAAGCAAAGTCAAACGGCAGACTGTTTATAGCTGGGTCTGCCAATAGAGGCTTTAGATAAAGTTCGTATACGGTAGTATCAATACTTGGTACCGATGTAATAAGGTTTGCCATGTTGTATAAATTGGGTTTAAGTTTTGTTTATTAATTAGTTAGCTGATGTTTTTCTGCGTTCTGCTGCAAGTTCTTGCCATGTTTTATTAGCCTGTACGTTAGGCTTGTTTTTATCTACCGGTTGCGCGTCAACTTTAAAGCGTGTGCCTGTTTCAATCTTTGCAACAAAGGCATTAAAGTCGCTTTCAATCTTTTTCACGCTGGCAATTAGCTGCGTTTCAGACTGTTTAAGCGCGGTAATTTCTGATTGTGCTGCTTCCAGTTGTGCGGTAAGTTCTGCGTTCTTTTCGTTGGCTATTTCCAAATCCGTTTTATCAACACTTGTATCTTCTTCTGATACTACTTCGCCGTTAGCAATGGTAAATTTTTTGTCGCCAACAGTATGCACACCGTCCGGTGCTGGCTGTGTCATAGCCTCGTCTGTGTAAACCTTAGTGCCAATGGTAAGTTCGCCGTCATAAAATACGGTAACGCCCTCGCTGGTTTCAACTTTAACGGCTACTGTTTTGCCTTTTATTAGGGCTGTTATATCTGCAAGAAATCCTTTTTTGAATTCTGCAAATTCGCTTTTAATATCCATAATTATTGATTGTTGTTTAGTTACTGGAATTGATACGGCTGCGGCAATACGGTACTTAACCATTGCTACTACGTCCGTGCTGATAATTTCGTCTATAAAACCCATTGCCTGCGCTTCGGTTGCGCTAAGTGTGCTTTCTGCCCCCATCTTATCGCGCAGTTGCTGTTCATCTGCTGTGATATTTTTCAAGTAGAAAGAAACAAGTTTTTCCTCATTCGCCCTTAGTTCGCTGGTTAGCTTTTCTAAGTCGTCAGCGTTGTGCGCATCGGGGCCACTCGGAATCCACAACGGGTTATGTATGAAATACTCGCTATTCTGAAACATTTTGCGCGTGCCTTTTATACCGGCCTGCGCTATAACAGTAGCTATACTACCGCACATGCCCTCCACAATGGTATTAACCGTTTGTGGTAGGCTTACAAGTTTGTCGTATATTGCAAAACCCTCCGATACTAAACCACCGCCGCTGTTTATATGCACGTTAATTTCGGTTGTACCGGCTGGCATGGCAGCCAATTTATCATTAAGGGTACGTAGTGAAAAGGAATTGCCGTCTCCAAAGAAGTCAAACATATCCCCGATGTACCCGTTAATAAAAATATCGTATGCTTTTTGAGCCATGTTGCAAATTTGGCAACACATTTACTATATTAGCCCCATCTTAGTTAAGTTGGCTAAGGAAAAACAACCGCATGAAAAAGAAACTCATTACAACATTTGCAGTTCTTGCATTACTCTATTTTACATTTTCTGCTGCTGAATTTACTTTAAACCCCATCAACTGGCACGCTTACACCCGCCTATTTTACTGCCTGTGTGTGTTTTATACCGGCTTAGAATTTATTGGCGAAAAACTTAAACAGTAATGGCATACCGAAAAACATTTAGTTCAAATGTTTGGGGCTTACTGTTAAAGGCTTTTGACACTTACTGCGTTAGCAAAGAGGTAAACGAAAGCGAGGGCTTGCGTGACTGTATAAGCGTTTACATTCGCTACTTAGAATCGGGGCAAATGGCTAAGGCAAGAAAGCTACACCCGCGCGATACCAGCAATAAAAAGTTTGTCCGCCGGTTACAAGCCCAACTACACGGCAATCAATTACATGAATTTCAATCGCATTGCGACAGGCGTTTAATGTCTTATTCAGAGGGCATACGTGAGGCAATACGCATTGCAACTAACTATGGTGAAAATATAAAGTAATGATACCCAAAAGAATATACCAAATTTGGATAAGCGACAAGCCAATGCCTGAAAAGTTTAAACGCTTTACAGATACCTGGAAAATAAACAAAGGTTTTGAGATAGTTACTGATAATGATTGCCCGATAACCCCGTTTACAAGTTGGGCATTAGAGCAAAAGCAATATACACTACTCAACCACTATTTGCGATGCTATCTGCTTTACACGCATGGCGGCGTTTATTTTGACTTGGATATTGAATGTACCAAAGATATTACACCGCTCCTTAACAACCGGCTTGTATTGGGTATAGAGGACGAATATGTAATTAACAACGCAGTAATACTTTCAGAGGCTGGGCATCCGTTTTTAAAATCCTGTTTAGACTACATGGATAATTTCCAGTTTGACAAAAAGCAGGTTGAATTGGAAACCGGCCCCCGCATGTTTACTACAATAGCTAAACGCTACGGGTGGAAACAAAACCACATTGGCAACTTTGGGCAAGGCTTAACCGTATTAGCCCCTGAATACTTTTACCCATACCATTACACAGAACAATATACGCCGCATTGTATTACACCAAAAACATACACAGTTCACCATTGGGCTAATAGTTGGGCAGATTTAGTGAGTATAGTTATACCATGCTATAAACAGGCGCAATACTTGCCAGATGCCATAGAAAGCTGCTTAAATCAAAGTTATAAGAACATAGAGATTATTGTCGTTAATGACGGTAGCCCCGATAATACCAGCGAAGTTGCAAAGAAATATCCGCAGGTTAGGTTAGTTGAACAAGCTAACAAAGGTTTAAGCGGTGCGCGAAATAGTGGCATACGTGCAAGTCGGGGGAAATGGATAGTAACGTTAGATTCGGACGATAAAATACACCCGCGTTTTATTGAAAAGACTATTGGTAAGGCAGATATTGTAAGTACATATCTAAGGACTTTTGGTGATGAAAATAATTCATGGAGGCCGCCGGTAGAAGTACCCGAATTTAAGCACTTCATTAAGCATAACTGTATTAACTGCTGCTCACTATTTAAGCGCGAAGTGTTCGATAAAACGGGCGGATTTGATGAAACAATGAAAACAGGGTACGAAGATTGGGAATACTGGACACACGCTGCTAAACTTGGTTTTAAATTTCATATAGTTAAAGAGGAATTATTCTACTACCGCAGACACGGCAAAACAATGTTTCACGATGCCTTACAATATCACGTACCGAATTGTAACTATATCAGAAAAAAACACAGTTCGGGGCAGGTTGGTAAGTAGCGGCACACGCACCATTATAATGGCTACTTATAAAACGTATCACGCGGTTTCCATCTACTATCAATCTGATTTCCCTCACATGCCTGTTATCAAATAAAAACGTGTATATGCGTTCATGTATGTACACGCTTAAATCAATAGCTTTTAATATGGCTGTACGTTTACGATATGCCAACTCCAAATACTTATAATTCCACACCCTATAATTCGCTGACTGATACACTTTGGTTGCGCTTATTAGTTACTTTGGTAATCTCTTTAACGCTTACCACAGGGGTAGGCATATTTTGCAGGCTGGTGTTTATAGATGCAAGTAACTGTGTTTGCTGAATAGTATTTGCAATATCGCGGCTGCTAAATCCACCGTCACCAGTAACTACATTCGGAACGCCGATTATGCCGGTTGCAAATTTACCCTTACCAAATTGATAGTTGGGCTGGTTGCCGACAGCTAATTCCATTTGTGCAAGTTCATTATGGAAACGCTTTGTAGCTTTGGCAGTAATAACCGATTCGCCCTTGCTCAAATACGCCGGTATGCTATCGCTGGTTTCTGTACCTGCACCGTCTATGCCGATTACACCCTCCGCAAATCGAGGTGGTGGTGGTGGTTGCTGTGCCGCTATTACTCCAATCTGCGCCGCGCCGGTAGCTGCTGCCAATGCTGATAGGGCAATACCTACATACGGAGTAGGGTTAGTAAGCTGTGCAACAATTGCTGCGGCTGTATTAATAATTGTCTGTACAATGCTGATTGCCTTATTAACTTCAAACTGGCTTTTCTGCACTTCATAGGCATCTAAAGCCGCGCGTTTTTCGGCTTCCTGTCTTCGCTTATCCTTTTCCTCTTCACTTGCACCGCTGGCCTCTATGGCTTCAATTTCGGCGTTCTTTTTATTTTCAATATCCTGTATCTGCCCTGCGTACAAGCTGCTAACCAAACCGCCGATACTGTTTGTAATTTGCTCGGCGTTACTTAGCCCGTCCTTAGCCTTTTTAATTTCGGTATCAGATACCCCCAACAAAGCACCCAATGTACCGCCGCCGCCTGTTTCTTTGTTTATATCGGCAGTAGTTTTTTGTATCAGTATTCTAAGGCGTTCAAGTGAAGCCTTTTCAATATCGGTTATAACGCCATCTTCACCAAAGTAAGCCTCTGTTAACTGTAACTGTTTTTTCAGGCTATCCAATAGTATCTTTTGTTTCGCCTTTTCCTTTTCCTCTAATGTGGCAGTAGTAAGGTCAATCTTTGCAATCTCATTATCTGCAATAGCCTGGTTAAGCTGTATGGATTCGTTAAATGTTTTGCTTAGGTCGGCAAGGCGTTTGGCTTCTCGGTCTGCGGCTGCCTTATCGCGCTTATCCTGTTGCTCTTTATCAAACTTATCAAGTGCCGCATCCCTATCTTGTGCAATGGCTAGGCGCAATGTAATCTCACGCGATGTATTGCCTTTAATGCTGGCAATCTTGTCATCAAAGGATTTGGCAAGGCGTTCGCGTTCATTAAGCAAAAACTGTGTTTCTAATTCATCTAATCTTTTCAGATATGCCTCCCGTTCTTGGCGTAACTTTTCAAGACGTTGGCGTTCCTTTTCCGCCGCCTTTTCATCTTCGGCATCCTGTTTTTCTAATAGTGCGGCGCGGCGGTTGGCTATCTTTTCACGCAATGAAATACTTTCACCGGTTAGCTTTGCCTCCTCAATTAGAGCCTGTTGAAAACGTTTTATAACATCCTCTTGCACCCCTCGCTGTTCTAATAGTGTCTGTATTTCTAAACGCGCCTGTGTGCTGCCATTGGTAAACTGAATAAACTGTTTTTCGGTTAGCCTGCCTATTGACCGGATAAGACTTTCATTTGCTTTAATAGTTTCCTGTGCGCGGCGTTGTGATTCTCTAAACTGGTTGCGCTCAATTTGCTCTGCTTCTTTTAATATCTCTAAACGCTGCCCAACATCTAAGCCTACATTTTTAGATACCACCAACAACTGATTAACCCTGTTTGTACTTTGCTGTTGCGATAAGTTGAAACTGGCCTGTGTATCTTCTAAATCGCGCAGGGCTTCGGTATATTCAATAGTTTGCCTTGCAGCCTCAACAACATTACCGCCTGTAACTAATGCGTTAAAACCTGCCGTAATTGCAAGTGTAGCGTTTTCCGCAGCATCCGCCAATGGCTTGTATGTTTTAAGGCTATCTAATAGACCACTAAGCCCCAATACAACTAATGGCAACGCCCCGCCTAAACCGGTAGATAACCCCGCAGCAAGTCCAATTGCGCCGCCTCCAGCATCTTTGAATGACTGGTTTACCTTTTTAAGCGGGTCAATAATACCACCAACATTTACACCGGCAACACTTAGATTTTTGAAAGCGTCAACAATAGATGAGGCATAATTACCTACATTACGGCGTGTATCTCCGATTGCGCCCTCTTGCTCTTTTAGGGTGTCGCTTAACTTTTTAATCTTATCGGTAAACTCCTGTGTTGGCTTAACAGTTTGGATGTACTGTGCGGTTAGTTGTTTAAGTAGTGACCTGTTTTGTTCAATACTATTGTTGGCAAAGTTGTTAGCGTCTGCACCTTTTAGCTGTGCTTGGTAATAGCCTACCACAACCGCCTGTGTGGTACGGTACTGCTGCTGCTGTACCTTTAATGCTGCGCTTACCTTTTCATATTCAATAGCCGCTTGCGCACTACCGGCACGCGCTTGTTCTAAAAGGCTCTTTTGTGTTTCTTTTAGCGCGTCAATATCAGATGCAATATTAGCGAGAGATTTCTCCCAACTGCTTGCATCAACTTCAAATATTATTTTTTCGGTAGTATCTGCCATGTTAGAATAGTTTTACCAGTTCAACCTCTGTTGATTCTGCGCTGTCGGGCGTGTAGCCGTTAATGCTGTTGATATAAAAATATGCGTTAAAGTATTTAATGTACACCGGCTTTAAAAAGTTAAGCTGGTTAATGTCGGCAGCGTTTACACGCAGGTTAGCATTTACAACACGCAGGTTAGTTAATATCCCCTCAAATGCAGGGTAGAACATTTCAAATAGATTCACGCCAAAACCTAAATTAAACGGCTCGGCTTCATCAATAAAATATGGTATTGGTAAATCAGTTGTAACCGTTGTGCTGCTGGTGCTATCATCGTACACTATTCCGCCCGTTGGGGTAAAGTCGCCGCTATCAAAATAGCGAAGTATAAGCAGGCGAGGCTCAACATTATTAACAACTAAATTGTCATCAAATAACTTTATATTAGGTATGGTTATACCGTTTAGCCGCTCCACAGATTCCGTACCCGCAAACTCCATATCAATAACATCTTTCTGACCGTCCAAATTTTCATTGTCAATCTCTAAAACGTAATCAGTACCGGACGGCTTTATAACCGTTTCATCTTCGGCGTATTTAAAATTGTTCTTTTGACCGTATTTATCAAGACTAAAAATAACTTCCGGTTCATTGGTTAGGTCAACCTTGTTACTCCAATCTTCAAAGCTATTAATGTTATCAATCAGTTTTTTAAAAGGTATTAGCGTAACCGTTTTAAAAAAGTCGCTTACAACTAATATAGCACATGTTGCTTTGCAGTATTCCTTAACCAACTTACTTTGCTCCCAATCGGGCATACTTGTACTAATCGTACAATAAGCCTGCAATGCCTTAGTGTTGTTATAAATAACTTCGGGGTGTGTTTGCTTATACAGCACCACATTTGAGTAAGTAATTGTAGACGTTAACTCCAATGAACCTGCTGGGGCGTTGGTAGAAAAGTAAACCTCAACGCTGCCAAAGTTTGGCGAGTTATGCCGTATCTCAACGCCTGTGCGTACAATGCTAACTGGTACGGTTGAAGATGCCGGTATATTTTGCACCTCTGTATAAACGGTTGTACCACTCACATCTAACCTGAAAAAGAAAGTAAGGTCTGCGCCGGTAGTATTGGTTACTTCAAAATCAATAGTAATATCTGCGTCCACTTCGTCAACAAAATGCTGTGTAGCCGCATTCATAGACGCGGCTGCACTATCCCAATAGCCATAAGTGTAACCGGCATCTACTGTATCATAAGCTATTAGTGTATAGCCCAATGATATACCACCCGGGGGGCTGGCCTGTGGTGTGCTGGTTGATAAGCTGCCCTCATACCTCCCCATATCCAAATCGCGCTTTAATACTTTGTGCGTTGGCATTATCATCCCATCGGCAGGGTAATTAACTACATCTGCTATCTCATTTACAAATGTGTACCCTGCTTCTTCTACAATTTTATTTAGCATGTATTCAACCTTAGCCGCAGGGTATAAATAAGCGGGTGCAATAGCGCGAGTAGTATTATCAATTGTAGCGTTTGGTGTAATCGCAAAGTTATCAATGATAGGATAACAGTAAGCATCTATGCCAAACCTGCCATTAACCACATTATTAAAACAATGGTAATGATTAAATTGGTCTACTGGTAAGTCTTGCAGCTTACGCCCTTTTATGATTGAGTAAAAATCTGTTTGGCTATCATATACACGTATGTTGTAAGTTGCCGTTACGCTGTTTAAAGTGGCAAATACTATCTTTTGGTCTACTCCGTTTGCTAATAACCTGCACGAAAAACGGCGGTAAGGCATAGTAGATAGTGAATTGAGGTCGTCTGCATTCTCAAAAATGCGCCTGTTGCGCGATGTTTTGGGCAAAGCAAACTCAACCGAACGTGAACCGATACGGGTAGATAAGTCACTAAGGTTAAATAATGCGTAGTCTATGGCAATATCTTCATTGCCTGTTAAGTCTACCAGTTCATTATTTAAATACAACTCAATCATTACTGTGTTTGAATTTGCCGCTCTGTTGAATAATATAACCTTACTGTTACATCGAAACGTTTGTCGCCTGTCTTGCGCTTGGTGAAATCGCCGTCCTGTAAAATAACAGGATGGTAGATTTGTTCGCCTACCGCTAATGGGTTTTCAACAAGGTACACCTGTATGCTTTCTTTTAGCGATTGTAGCAGGTCGAGCGATATTTCGGGTATATCCCCTGTGGTTAGTATTTCGCCGTTATAAACACCCTTGCGCTGGTTGTTGCGCTGTACGCGCTCCACATCAATATACTTGCCCGCGTCAGGTATTGTTACTTCAAATGACTTGCGCCCGTTGAATGGGAAAAAGTCATACCCGCCCTCACGGTTTAACCATAACAGCATTGTTAAAGGTTTGCGCGTTGTTGGTGTATCGCAGCCTAAAACAGTTTCGCAGTAATCCAACATGGATAGGTTAACCAACAATTCCGCTTCGGTTTGGTCTTTATACTCCACCGTCCAACTGAATGAATAGTTAGTATTACTTTCGCTTGGTGGTGTCATTATCCAATAGGTATCGTAAACCGGAAACCCGTTAACCTGCGTAAACCATGCCGGTGCTGCGCTATATGTGCCGTCTGAATTACGTAGCCCGTTAAAGGTAATGCTATGTGCCACCAGCTTTAACTCACTACCAAACAAGCCAGCGATTGCACTATCCTGCGTAGCGCACCTAAAGTAATGTTTGTAGACTATGCGCTTCATGTTAGTAAGCTATAATTGCGTAGGTTAACCAAACGGTAAGTGTGCCGTCGCCTGTTGATATCGCGGCATCTGCTTTTAATACGAGCGAATCATTTTCTTTTAGACTATCGCTTGTACTGTTGCCACTTGTACTGAATGGCCCCGAACGGTTAGCAGATGAATTGAACGCACCAAATGTTCTACTCATAAAAGGCTCTGAATCTGATGCTGTGCTGTTTTTGATTACAATATTGTAAGTTCCGGTATATGCTACACTTCCGTATGTGTACCTGAATATGGCAGCAACCGGCATTAAAGCATAACCAGAACCAGCCGCAGCAACAAGTGTTATAGGCGTTCCATTTAGTGCTAACATATCTGCCGCACTTAAATCAACCTTAACAGTTAGCGGTGTAGATAAGTCCTGCCCTATGCCTAACCATTGCGCACCATTCCAGTATTCGTACCGGTCATTGTCCGTGTTGTAAACTATTTGCCCGTTTACCGGCGTTAGCGCGTCGCGCTGTACGGTTGTAACATCGGGGAAAATATCTTCGTAGCTATCCACCATATTTGATAATATGGTTTTTTGTGGAGCCGTAAATGTTGACGCTGATATGTCTGTCTGTAATTGCGCTTTTGTAAGTGATGGCATTAGTAGTTATATTTTGCTTTGAGTATGTTAATGTTAATGTAATCGGCTATGCTGAATAAATCAAACAACTTTACAGGCTGTTTCATTACTGATATCGGGCGTTCAGTATCTACGAAAAACCGGTTAAGTTCATCGGTACTGATAGCCGCATTGGCTGCGTAGTGTTTGCTTAGTATGCCCTTAATGGTGCCGGTGCTATCCGGTAGGCACACAGT